TATATATATATTTAATAAGAAGCTATTGTCGTATAAGGGTAATAATTACCCCCGTAGATTCAACGAGGGTAAGAATTACATTAATTTAGTACTATGCTTTTTTCAACAATACAAAGTTGTTAGCAGCTTGTACACATAAACATCTTTCTGATAAGAAGTGAACGTTCATTGCGTCCTCGTCACTTGTATAGTTTCCACCAACAGATCCAGTAATCCAAGATTTCATCTTTCTGTCATCTGCTTCAGAAGCTCTGTAACGGATGTGTAAGAATGGTCTTGAAATGTTCTGTCCTAATGCTTGGTCATATACAGTTGAAGTTCCAGCTGGTACAATAACTCCTTCAACATCTCCAACTAATCCTCTAGTTGTAGCGTCATTTAAGTATTTCCAGTCAGTTTTATAGAAATCGTAAGATCCTCTACGGAATCCGCTAAATCCTAAGTTAAGTGCCATGTCTTCAGAATTTTCGAATACACCATAAGATGTTCCTCCAGTTCCATAAGAGTTTTGTGCAGCTAACATGTTATCAATTCCTAAAGAAGTAGATCTATCTAAGAACATCATGTTCTCTTCAATAGCTCCTTGCTTATCTAGTTCTTGTAAAATAGCATCAAAGTCTTCAAGTCCACTACCAGCAGCTCCAAAATCAGCATCAGTATAAACTAATCCTCTATTTTCAAGTGCAGAGAAAAGACCATCAGATCCTGAGATAGTTGAACCTCCACCGAAGTTGTTACCAGCAGCTACCGCAATTGGGTTTGCAGCTTTTTCAGCTTCAATCATACTCATTTCTAATTGATCTTCAAAACGAATTCTAGCTTCGTGCTCAGATTTTAAATACCATAAGTATCCAGAAGTTCCAGCTTCAGTTGTTACTTCAACCCACCCGATTTGAGCAGTGTCAGAACCATTTACAGCGTACTTATCTCTTAAGATAATTGGCTTGTTGTTAAATTGTTCGAAAGCAGCATCTACTGATGTTCCAGCGTTGCTTGTTCCTTTAGCATATTCAGAACCGTATACAAATACTTTACCAGCATTCTGAGCCGTAAGAGCTCCAGCATATCCAGCTACAGTTAATGTAACGTCTCCAGTCCCAGCGTTAGCCGCACCAACAGATTGTACATAAGCTTTTTGAACTGCTAATCCAGTATCAGAAGATACAACGATAGTTGCTCCAGGGCCAATTAAGTTAGTTGACGCGTTGTTAGCATCTCCAGGAATTACTACAGTTGTTGCAGTAATAACTACAGGATCATATGCAATGTGTAATCTTCCTTGTTCAGACCATACAACTACATCAGAAGCCATAGGCATTTCTGCTCCTACCATACGTAAGAATCCAGAGATAGTACGGTTTCCGTATCTTTCTACTTCTTTCTCGTATACTTCTGGTAAAAATTGTTGTGTAAAATCTAAATCAGTTAAAGTTAAATAGTTGTCATTAAATAATGTTTGTGTTGGGCGTGGTGTTAAATGCGCTAATGCGCCAGCACTACCCGTAAATGAGCCGTTTGCAGCCATAATATTGGTTTTGTTTTAAGTTTAATTATTTTCTACTCTTAATTCTCAACTTAGAAGAACTTTGACCACCTGAAATTGACTTAACTGACCATCCGTTAGAAGCTACGACGTTTTCATGAGTCCCTCTAGGATCCATATCGATATTCTTGGCTTTGGCCATTGAACCTTTAATTGCGTCGGATTTTCCTTGCTCATAAAAGTGATTTGCAATTGCATCAGCGTTCATAGCTGTGTATAAGGATTTGTGGTAACCTGCAGCATCACTCATTTCATTTTTATCATTCAAGAACTTCTTGACAAAATTTGTAATGTCGCTTTGACTCTCCTTAACCTGGTCTGCATTGTTAACTTTAAAACGGAATTTCTTTTCACCAACACTGAAATCAAAACCTTTGAAATCTTTGGAAAAAACTTGTTCTGTTTTGTTATTGAAAGCAGACTTTTGTTTATCAGCTATTTTAGTAGCCTCTTCGTTGTCTTGTTTATAGCGATTAAAAAAATCAACCGCATTTTTTTGTTCTGGATTTAATTTTGATCCAGCTTTAATTTCTTGGTAATACTTACCTTTTAACCCGTCTAAATGTCCTTTAGCTTTTGCTAGTTCCTCTTTACGTGCTAATTTTTTTCTTCGAATGTCTCTATCCTCATCCATATCCTCATCATACGAAAAGTTGTCTTCCATTAAGAAGTCAATTTCTTCTGCATCCAAATGTGGCTTTGTTGATTCATAGTATTCTCTAAGCAATTGCCCCTCATCTAAAGAAGCATAATCGGTATTAAGTTTTACGTAATCTTCCAGACTTCCACCGGTTTCATTCATAAATTCAACAACCTTTTGAATATTTTCTGGTAAATCAACACCAGATTCTCGCTGTTCAGCTATAGCTTCTTGAATATCTTCTTGTAAATCTTCTGCAACTTCAGTAACTTCCTCGTCTGTTATTTCTTCAATAACGGATTCCTCAACGTGAACGGACTCTTGTACTTGCTCAACCACTGCTTCGCTACTTTGCGTGTCTTCGGGTTGTTCGACAATAGCATCGCTCGNATCTGGGATTTGTTCTTGAACGGCATCTTCTTGAGGTTTGTTTAGTTCTCCTAAATTTACTTTAATAATGCCGTCGTCGAATGACATTGGCTTTTGAACTTCCTGAGTTGTTTCTTCAACTACAGGCGTTTCTTGGTTTGTTTCTTCTGACATGATAAAATATTATATAATTATTACTATTATTATTACCTAGGATCAAAGGAACCTAGGTCAAAATCTCCACTAAGTATATCGTTACCGCTAGATTCAAAGTTTTGAGGCGGTAAATCGTTCTGTCTTTGATTTATTAATTCACTTTGTTGAGACGCTTGTATTTTAGTACGATCGTCTTTTCTGTCTTCTTTTGATTGAACTTCATTTTTTCTTCCTTGAACCTCTACACCTTTTAGTTGCATGTTCATTTGGAATTCTAATTGCATTAACTCTTTCTTTAAAGCAGCTTCTTGCATTAGCTTTTGATAATCAATTTGTGCTTTAGCTTGTTCAAAAGAAATCTTTTGTTGAGTCAAAGCTTGTTGTTTTTGTACCTCAGCCATTGCAGCTGCTTCACTTGCTTGAGCATTTGCTTGTGCTTGCGCTTGCATATTTTGCTGTTGCATCTGTTGGTCCATCAATTGCTTTTCTTTCTTTCTTACTTTAAGCAGTTGATTAGCTAATTTAATGTTTTTAATGTCACGTAAGTCTATAGCATCGGATAAATCAATCATACCCGCGGATACAGCCGCTTGTATATTGTTTTCAAGAACAGCTCTTTCTTCGTCATCAGGAGTTAATTCTATGAATATACCGAAATCGTACATATATAAGTTGCTCATCTCTTCGAGCACTGCTACATTCTGATTACCTATCTTATGAATAAAAGCCTCTCTTGTTGGAGAATACTCTATTATATCTGATATTCTTAACGATAAATTGTCACATAAATCTGCTGTTAAATATAAACTACTATCTAATATATGTCTTGTAGCTACATTCGAATTAGCTGCTGCTAATTTCTGCACACCTACTAACGCTCTAGAATCAGGAGTACTTCCATCTCTAGCTTCGTTTAATCCGGTAACATCCCGAATCATTTGTAAATAATAATTATACGTTGCTATTAAGCTTTGTAATTTAGCTCCACCTGATCCAGACTGTAATTCTTGAATAGGAACTTTTCCTGGATTCATATCACCTTCTTGAGTAAATGATCTACCAATAACAGAACCTGTTTGGAAATACATATTTAATGCTTCCTGCGGATTGTAGTTTGTCCCATTTCCTAAATCAACTTCAGCTAAACCATCTGCGTCTAAATAGACTCCATCCGGCACCATTCTTGACATAACTTGTTGTAGCTTCAAATGCGTCAGCTGAATCATATCCGCAAACCCTGTTATACGCGATACGATGCTTTCTATTCGACCTTTATACATTCTAGGTGCTACTATACTATAATTCATTTTAACCTTGCTATAGTCGCTCTTTGGCCTTATCATATTTTTAGCCATTCCCCATTTAAGAGTTTTGCCTCCTAAAACTTTTACCCCCTCATATAGAACCTCTAAGGACTGAGACAATTTAGAAATACCCATTTCTTCCATCATTTCTTCTGGAGGATTAAAGGAATCGCTTTTAGGTATTGTTTTTTCAGCTCCTGTAGCTGTTTCTTTTACTTTATATACGTCGTTAGCAAACGTTTTATAGTTATAATACAGTATTTGAACCGTGTTAGAATCATCTTCGTCGTAATTTGTTAATGTGCGATCATAAAATCCGTTATTATTATATGATTGACTTGATATTTCTTTAAGTTCGTCTTCTGTTAATTCTGGAAATTGTTTTTTAAGCTCGTTTAAATGAACTCTTTTAATTTCGCCTACATAATATATATCATCAAAATAAGGTGATTCAGTATAAGACCACACTAAATTTACAGGGTCTACATATTCGACCTTAACGCCTTCTGATTTTGTAAAAGTATTCTTTACCGCTCCAATACCTATAGTTGTAATATCATAATTGCAACGTCTTTTTATTAGATCGTACTTATTACCGTCTAGTAGTACACTTATAGCTTGCTCTTCAGCTAATTCTACTTGCTGCTTATAACTAAGTTGCATGTGTAGTTCCAGCTCNTCTTTGTTTTTAGGNAGTGTTTCTGGGTCTGTTTCAAATAAACTAACACCAAATTCAGCTTGAGCAAATTCAGCCAAGTCCTTAGTTTGCATATCACGTAATATAGATTCCATATATCTAGTACGTTTGTCAACACCATAAGGATCCTGTGAGTATGCTTTAATATCAAAAGATCTATCTGAAATACCATTAACTACTATATCAACAAACTTAGGTATAATAGGAACTGGTTTCCAATCCAAATTCAAGTAAGATAAATCACCATTAATTGATAATTCATCTTTATACTTTTGAACTCCTTGCTCTCCTCGAGCATACAATCTTAAATTGTGAAATGTATTTTGATTACTTTTAAATCTGCCCAGACCATTGTCTGTTTTAAACCATTCAGACTCGATAGCTCTACCTATAGATGTTCCATAATCTAGAGACATTTTTTCCTCATCGCTAGCAATTTGGCTTGGAAAATAACTTGTTATAACTGACTCAGCCATATTTTTATTTTTCTATTAATTTTGATAAACCACCAGTATTAGTGTATTTAGCTATTTTTAAATTTAATTTTCTTTTCTCTGTTCGTGCTGAAGGAGCGTATAAATGTCTGTTACAAGCCATAATAGCTAATCCAGAACTTATAGCCGCATCAAATTTTGTTCTATTATTTATATCAAATTTAGCCCAATCATTTAACGTTTCGTTAAAATACATTGTACCATATTGTCCATCTCCTTTTAATCCCACATACTGATCTATATAAGATTCTATAGCTGCAGCGTGTGATTGCTTAATGTCTTCAGAAGAGTTAGGTATACCGCCTATTTCTTTTTCAGTAACGGAAAGCTTGTTCCATAACTTATCCGGTCTATTCATAGAGTAACCTCTATAGCCTCTTCTTTTAAAATAATATAAAAGCCTAGGNTTNTTGTTCTCACATAATATAGGCATTCCATAGAATATACATGCCATTAACACATCTTCAAAAAATATTTCNGCTGTTTGAGGCCTAGCNACATATTCTAAAAAGAATGTATGAGNTGGAGCATCTTCCATGCTAAACTTAGTCAGACCGTGCAAAGCTCCTTTAGATCCTCTTCCNTCTGTTGTTCCTGATATATCATAACTGTCACAACCAAAAGCACCCATATGTTCGTTCCCAGGGCTTTTTATATTGTTTCTAATAGTTTGATTGTTTTGTAAAGCAACACCTGGTACCCAAGATATTTTAAACCTTCCGCTAGGATTAGGTGTAAATCTAACTCTACTATCTTTTATACCATTTTCCCAACTAAAGCTACCTGTTGTAATTACACCAGAATTACCAAGGTCTTCGTTGTAATCTATTTGTTCGTATATTTTAACTAAATTAAATATACTATTTTTTGTTTCATCCCTAAAAGCGTGTTCTTCTGTTCTAGGAAATTGTCTGTAAAATTCATTTAAAGCATCTTGATCGCTTTTTAATCCGTCTACTTCATTGTTCCAGTGCTCTATTACGCCTACCTCAATCTTTTCATTGTTTGGTCCAACGCAATCCTTTGATGGGGTATCGAATACAGGCATTCCATAAGAATCAATGAATCCCTCGTAATTCCATTCCATAGGTATGAACAAAGAATATAATCCTGACTTAGTTTGTCCATTACGGTTTCTTTTTTCAACAGCTGAATCATTGTAAAGTTTTTTAAAGTTTTCACCACCTTTATCTAAAGCGTTTGAGGTACTACCCATCATACACTTACCTATAATTCTAGCACCTAATCTTAAACAAGTTTTAGTTACCCTCCAGTTATTTAATATATTATCCGGCCTTTCCCATTTACCCGATTCGTCGTGGACGAGGAGTTTGAGCTTCTCCCCATCGTAGGAGTTATCGCCTGTGTTCTTCCAGTCGATCGTCGTATCAAGTCCTTCGAGTAATTCCTGGTCGCTTCTATTCTGTATGCTTTTTCTAGTGAGTCTCGACGCTGGTATTCTGTAGGCAAGCTCTGTCTTCGGCCTGTCCATACCGTCCTGTATTGGTTTGAAGAAAAACGGGAAGTTAACACTAATGGGTACAACTTTATCTGTGAACATCTTCTTCGCATCGGAGCCAGATTTGGACAAAATCCCAAACCGTGCGTCGCTT